ACATTCTATAAAAAGGGTCACTATGAAAGGATTTATCCCGTATATTCTTACGAACATTTGGAACAACCATTGGGAGAGTATTATCCTGTATTATTGGATGATTCAACATCATATAATGAAGAAAGTTTAACCCAATCAAATTGTGTGAAAACTTACATTGGAAAGCCTTCAAATATAATTGTATCTTTAAGAAAGGGATCAAGATATTCTGAAGATAGGGCAACTATTGAATATCAGTTATACCGAGAGGATGATAAAACCAAATGTCGTAGAGTACAAAGTTTGGGGAAATATAATGGGAAATTATCAGATGAATGGATACACTGGCTATTGAAATTGGATTTGAAAATGTTATATTACGTAAACGATGACAGATTTGAAACCGTAAAAATAACCAAAAAGTGTTATAATGGGACACTCTTTGAATCCAATTCATATTGGGACGAGGATGATTTCTTGAAATGGACGCATAAAACAATCGAGGGACTTCGTAAATTAGACTTTTAATAACTATGATAAAAAAACCTGAATATATAAAAAACAAAGAAATCGAATGGGTCGTTTTTTCCAGTTTAAGATTAGATTTCCCTGACCATTCTATTTATAAATTCATCGATAATAGAAGTTTAGAAGTCGTTTGGAGTGAAGCATCTGCAGGTATTATTAATGGAAAAATTACATTCAATAAAAAAATTTATAAAACAAAACAGGAATTTTATTTATATTTATTGTTAGGTGAAGTTGAATCAAATTTGATTGTCTATTACAACCAGAGTCAATACAGCGAACTAACAATTTTTATACAACAATTATTAAAACAATTTAACAATGACAAAACAACTAACAAGTGAAGAACTAAAACAAAAAATTAACAACAAGGAAAACTTTGTCCTCGACCTATTTGCAACTTGGTGTGGACCATGTAAAATAATGTTGGGGAATCTTGAGAAAGTTAATGAATCTTTAATACAAAAAGGAACTCCAAAATACAGTGTTTATAAATTTGACATTGAACAAGATATGGACCTTATGAAAGAGTGGAATGTTAGGGGCGTCCCAACGATTAAAATATTCGAGAATGGTGAGGAAACTTTTTCAAGACCAGGTGTAATGTCACCAGATCAACTTCTTAAATTATTAGATTAATGATTATGAAAGATTTGAATGTTATTGTCTATACCATGAAAGGATGTCCTTTCTGTGTTGACTTCAAAAAAATGTTAAATGAAGAAGGTATAGAGTTTTTCGATAGAGATATCGATGAATATAAAGATGAATATGATGTATTCAGTGAAATAACAGACAATGATTTAATACCCGCGTTACTTATTATTGAGGGAAATGGGAAGGACTATAAGTCCTTCCTATATACTCCCGATAAAAATTATAATGAATTAACCGAAGCACTTCAAATAATTAATGAACATCGAAAAAATGTTGGGATTATTTAAAAAATAATAAAGTCCTTGTTTTTCTTTTTAACAAAAGAATATTCCTCAAGTGGATTTGTGAGTTCAATACTCCAATCCACTTTTTTCATTTCAGATGATAACCAAGACATATCAAAATCGAACACATCTAATATTGCCGATTTCAAAGTCTCATCTTCAGATTTTTTATCCACATTAAAAATTGATATGATATTATCATTATCTTCATCTTTGTCCAAAGACAGGTTAAAAATAATGGATGAATCTGTGTGGTTAGTTGGGATACTATAAAAAATATGTTTTCCGTAGAGATAGATAAGTCTTCCTTGACTCAATGAATATCCATGAGGAAATTCGGATGTAACAATTAGTTCATCATCAGATACTTCTGATGGGTAACAACTGAAATCAAATGATGACTCACTTGATAAGAATTTTTCTATTTGGGTTTTATGGTAAGAACAATTTTCTGACTTATGTAAAATGAACTCCAAATTTTTTACTTTGGACAACTTACAATCATATTCAATTAAATCTATTGTGTGGGAGATTGGTGTCTCAGGTTCGTATTTTTCGTTAAACTCTTTTGTTATTGAACTGATATCCAAAATTTCTTTATGGGAGGTCTTACCTTTTATAATAATGAAATTTTTACAATCTACTACAGAGAAAATTGATTCTTCTGTGTTTGGGATTTTGGTTAGTAGGTAGTCTGAAAATAAATTTATTGTATAAACCCTACTGTTAGTCTTCTTTAATATCATTTAATTCATTGATTTGTTGAATGATAATAAATTGTACTTACAAAAAGAATAGAATAATTAGATGTAACCGGTGAAAATTTCATTAATATTATTTTCAACCTCTCTAAAGTCAGGATAGTCGGGAGAATTCACCGTTAAACAATCTTGTTCATCTTGAACTATTGGCATGTAATCACCCCAATATTCTAATAATCCACGAGATCCTCGATTCTTATTAGAAATTAAATAGTCTAAAATTATTTCGTCAAAGTTCGAGGCGACAGGAACTCGGAAACGCTGAGTGATAGTATCTTTTTTGAAACGGTGAGGTTGTGAATAATATTCGCCATTACCGTTTATATACTCTTGTAATTCATTGAAAACGATTTTATAAATTTCACTCTCATATGCTTGGTTATAAGCATTCGTGTGAATGGATTCTAATTCGGATTTTAAGTCTTCAAGATAAGTATCCAAAAGATAATTCATTGAATCTTTATCGTCAATGATAGTCTGTGCCGTTATAGGATTATCAACTGTAACATATTCGGGATGACCTTGTTCTCTAGCGATATCTTCTAGTTCGATAGTCTCAGTTTCTATTTTTTGACCTTTGAGATTTTCGATAACATACTCTCGAAGGTGTTTCATATTTTTTGGGTTCAGTCCTTCAATGACATCACGATAAACACTGTCAGTAGTGTATTCATAGAGGTAAAGATCGTTTTCACCTGATAGAATATCTTCAATATAACCTTTTGAGAGTCCGTTACGGGAACTTTCACAGAAAAAATTTGATAATTCAGACCTATCACCCAAGTCCAAATAAATCACACCGTTTTCGTCCATGTCAACATCGGACAATTTATCTACCACAAATTCATGAAATCTTTTACGGTCACTACCATGAAGCCAAATTAACAACAAATTCTGTACCTCCGGGTTTTCAATGTCTATTTGGGATAACAATCCTCTTTTATTCAAAAAAGTAAAAAATGTATTGTAATCACCAAAATGAACTTCGGCATCGAACTCTCCATCATTGAACTGGTCTATTATATCTTGAAACTCCATAACAATAAATACAAAAAAGGGACAAAAAATTGTCCCTCTTATAAATCCATTAGACTAAACTTTAGTTAGAAGTTTTGTTTACGTTATAATACTTCTCTACAGTTTTTTTAATTGCCGCCTTAACACTCTCATTTTGTTGTTCTTTCACTACTTGAGATACTTGTTGTTGCTGTTGAGTTTGAGGCTGGGGTTGAGGTTTGTTTTTACATCCACACGACATTGATTCAATAATTTAGTTTGTTTATCTTTATAAATAGTTCCTTACTTTAATTATATTAAATAAAGATATTTATTAAATAAAAACTGATGAATTTTTTAGAACAAAATCAATCCGCCGGAGATAGAACCAAATTATACATGGAAAATAATCCCTCACTAAAATTGAGGGCGGAACTTCTTTTGACTTGGTTGAAAGAAGAGGTGAACGAGGACACTACATTGGAAGATGTTATTTTCGTTGGTGATTTCTACGATTTGGATAGGTTTAGTGTAGAAGGAACTGAATATTCGGTAGGTAATGAATATGAAACACAAAAATCCGCAGAACAATATCTTAGGGATATGATAGATTCCGAAGGAATATCGGTATTTAATCAAGATTTTGTTAAAGGTCATCTTGACATGAGAGAAGTTATGAACTACGCCGAAGATTATTATAATGATGATGTTTATAATTACGCTGAAGCGTATTTTGATGATAAAGATAGAATGTTGTCTTCCAAACAACAAGAACAAGTTGAAATTTTTACAAATAAAAAAGAAAGATTAGAGAATGGGATAAAACAATTTCAAAATTTTATGGAGAGAGGGAATGAAGATTTTTATTCATCCAAAATATCTGAGTTCGAAGAATTAATTGACGATTATAATTTAGAAATTACGGAAATAAACTCTGATCCTCAGGGGGAATTCCCCGATGAATTAATCAATGACATGATTGCAACCAAGTTAAGTGAGGTCAAAGTAGATCCTTGGTGGTTTTTAGACGATTTGAGTGTGGACTATGAACAATTTATAGATATCGATGCATTGATAGAAGAAGCGATTGACATGGACGGTTATGGACATTACTTAGCAACCTACGATGGAGAAGCTCACGAGGTTTATGCTGACGGAGACTTATATTATATAATGAGAATTGATTAATAGTTTATAACTATTATAATTTCCTTATGGGTAGAAAGAAAAAGATATCATTCAAATTAAATCCAGAATGGATGTTCAAAGAACCATTGGATTTCGAGTACAACAAATATACCTTGTTGGACTATCTACAGAAATGTGACCAGAGTTTTGATAAGTTTGAGTTATATCCAAATTTTGTAGAATTATCATTGCATTTGGCAAATGTTCAATCAATCTCAAAGGAGAATACACTTTTATTAACTAACAAAAAGTTTGAATCATTCGATGATGAGATACTTGTTAAAGAATTAACTCCGAAGAAACCAAGAGAACTAACTGAACAAGAAGAGAGTGAATTGGACAAAACTCTCAAGTTTTCGGGGCCAAAACTATTTGATGCCTTCAACATAGCCAAATCAATATGGAATATTGCATTCGAATCAATTGATTTATTTTTACGAAAAAATAAAAACAATTTAGTATCAGGTTCAGGTTATATTTTTTTTTATCGAAAGTCGGAAGAAAAATTGTATGTGTGGGAGTATGAGATAAAACCTGACAAAAAAGATAAGTCTACGAACAGAACGCATTTAAGTTTGATATCTGAAGGTGGAATTGACGAAAGAACACTTACTGAAATTATTGACTCAAATTCAAAATGGAATCAAACAGAATTATATAAAACCTTACCGATATTCGAAATCAAATGTTCTCAAAATTTTCCATTTGAAGAAACATTAGTACCGATTATCAAAAGGAAAGTTATGTCTTATATTTTTCAGGTAGTTAATTTTGAAAAAATTAATACCTTTGACTCTCAAAACTAATTTTCTTATATTTTTGAAATGGGTCTTAATAAGAGATTGGTGATACTTGACCATTGTATCTCCGCCTTAAAACAAGGTAAATTAAAAGAATATTACGGCAAGAGTGAAATGTTATATTTCGGGGATACTACTTGTGCCTTGATTTATAATCTATATCTTGAGGGAAAAACTGACGAAGAAATTCTAAAATCAATTAAACTATAAAAATTAAAGTTATGAACAAAAATTTAATCAAAATGTTAAAGACCTCGGCTGAGGCAGATAAGGCAAAAGCACTATTAACTTTAGACCTATTGGGTAATACAGGAGTTGGTATTGGAGATCACTCAACAAAAGATTTTTATGAGAATGCTGAAGAGGCACTTCGTATGTTGACAGATGCTGATGACCGACTTGAATCAATTGAAAAATATTTTGGAAAAAATTAAAAAAATTCTCAAGAAGATAGAATGGTTCATTGATATCTATTTTGTTTGGATATTATATAGCCCAAGAAAATATGATAGATACAATGAATACATTGGAAAAAAGTGGGGTAAAAACAATGAGTAAAGAAATGGTAAATCATCCAAACCATTATGGTGGAGAGGATAATACGTATGAGGTTATTAAAGTATGTGAGGAGTGGAATTTAGATAAAGATGCTTATCTATTCAACGTAGTTAAATACGTTGCAAGGGCGGGAAAAAAAGATCCGACAAAAGAACTCGAGGACTTGAAAAAAGCGGCGTTTTATTTGGATAGAAAAATTAAAAAATTAGAAAAATAATAAATTCTTTTAGTTTTTTTCTTTTAGTTAAATATTTATATATATATGGGTAGAAAACGGAAATATCATTCTTTGGAACAGGCAAAAGAGGCTCAGAAAAAATGGGCAAAAGAGTATTATTACCGAAACAAAGAAGATATAAATCAAAAAACTATGGAAAAATATTATGCAGGAAAAAACGAAATATTACCTTTATCTAAAAGAAAGTCCTAATGGTCTGAAATATTTAGGAAAAACTATAAAAGACCCATATCAGTATTCAGGTAGTGGAATTGTTTGGAGACGACATTTGAAAAAATACGGGTTTTCGAATGATGATATACAAACAACTGTTTTGTTCGAAACAACATCAAAAGAAGAACTCAAAGAAATGGGGGTATTTTTTT